GTGAAAAAAAATTATTTAGGTAAAAACACTCTTGCTTGCATAATTTTCTTTTTTTCAGTTGTAGCAATTTTAATAATTTTAGTTTTATCTTATTTTAAATGTGGAATAACTGTAAAAGATAGTTTTAAAAAAGAAGATATATATAATTTGTTAACTATTAATACAATTTTTTCTGGTTTTTTATATACTATGTTAGGAAATCTAGTAGAGTTTAATTCTAGAAAGGAAATTAAAAAAAAGGATATTGCAGGATACGTGGATAAATATTATAGTCCTATATATTTTGGTTTAACATATTTTATCTTAGCTATCGTAATAGAAATATGTATTTTGTATTTTGATTTTAGATTTTTGATAGGTTATCTAATATTATTGCAGAAACTATTATCTATTTTTGGGATAATATTTTTTGTTGCATCAACTATAATGTTAAGGAAAATGATAAATAATATTCGTAACAAATAGTTAAAGCCACCGTGTAATCGATGGCTTTTTATTTAGGAACAAATATTAATCATAAATTTTTATGAAGACTTCTTACAAAGTTTGTCTTTTTTTTATACATAAAAAAGCCACTAGACTATGGGATCTAGTGGCTAGGTAGCGTTAGTGAAAATCTCGTGTCACTTGTAGTTTATGAACTTTAGCTATTATGAAAGAGTGCTACCTAAAACAAGTGTAACACAGCTGTCAAGTTTTGTCGGATATTTGGATTGTTTTCGCATGAAGAACCACCAGATAAAATATCTAGTGGCCAGACAGCAGATTATGTTTTGAAATAACTGGAAGTGTTACATGAAGCAAAAAGGAGTTGCTGTCTTGCAGTGAGTATAACAGGAATTGAAGCGTTTGTCTTACAATAAACAAATATACATAAAAACAATTAGGAGAGAGAACATGAAAAGTTATTGGTATGTATCGTTAACACATAAATATCCACATCCGAAGCACTCAACTGTTTCAATGCGTGTTGTAATGTCTGTGCAGATAAAAAAGAATGCATCTATTGTTGAAATGACGAGAGAAGCCACGCCGAAGGAAATTGATGCGTGCAAGCTAGTTTATTGTGGTTATGGTAGTTGGAAAGATAAGCATATACAAGAGAATATAGAAATGTATGTGAAGTGATAAATTATTAGACAGAAAGGCGGTGAATAACATGCGAATGACCGAGAAACAGAAACGATTTTGTGACTTTTACATCGAGACAGGAAATGCCAAAGAGGCTGCTATCAGAGCGGGATATAGCGAAAAGACTGCAAAGCAGATAGGACAGGAAAACTTGACTAAACCTGACCTCAGAGCTTATATAGACGAACGCCTCGCAGAACTGAAAAACGAACGAACAGCCGATGCCCAAGAGGTGCTAGAGTACCTAACAGCTGTTATGCGTGGCGAGTACAAAGAAGCAACGCTAATTGGTGTAGGCGAAGGCGCACAAGCCGTTGTAGACATCGATGTGGGCGCAAAAGACCGTTTAAAAGCAGCCGAGCTTCTTGGTAAACGTCATGCGCTGTTCACTGATAAAGTCGATTTACAAACGGGCGATATTGTGATTAAGGTTGGTGAGTGGGATGCAGACGAAGAAACGTAATATCGTTTTAGAGTTTAACTTCCCGTCAAGAGTTTTTAACAAATCGTTTTATGATCGATTGGTGGATTATTCTAAATTCACCGAGGTTTATTGGGGCGGCGCTTCATCTGGCAAAAGTCACGGTGTCGTTCAAAAGGTTGTTTTTAAAGCATGTCAAAGATGGAAGAAACCAAGAAAGATTTTATTTACAAGAAAAGTAGGGCGTAGCTTAAAAGACTCTATTTTCGAGGATGTGAAAGCGTGTCTTTCTGATTGGGGACTGCTAGACAAGTGTAAAGTAAATAACACTGATTTTAGAATCACGTTACCAAACGGCGCAGAGTTTCTTTTCAAGGGAATGGATGACCCAGAGAAAATAAAATCCATCAAAGGGCTGTCTGACGTCGTGATGGAAGAAGCAACAGAATTTACACTAGAAGATTATACACAGCTTACTTTGCGTTTACGTGAACGTAAGCATGTGAAACGTCAAATCTTTTTAATGTTTAACCCAGTTTCTAAACTGAACTGGGTATATAAATCTTTCTTTGATGAGGAAGCAGAAGTCGATCAACGAAGAACGGGTATTTATCACAGCACCTATAAAGACAATCGGTTTCTTGATAGTGAAAATAAAAAGGTGATTGAGGATTTAGCCAAACGAAACCCAGCGTATTATCGCATATATGCTTTAGGAGAATTTGCTACGCTAGATAAACTTGTATTTCCAAACTATCAGAGAAAACGATTAGACAAGCACGACGAACTGTTAAGACAGATTGATTCAGATTTTGGCTTAGACTTTGGGTATGTAAACGACCCTTCCGCTTTTGTGCATGCAAAGGTAGACGAGAAGAACAAACGTATTTATGTTCTTGAAGAATACGTCAAAAAAGGCTTGCTGAATGATGAAATCTCAACGGTTATTAAAGATTTAGGCTATGCAAAAGAAGTTATCACTGCAGATTCAGCTGAAAAGAAATCTATTGCAGAAATCAAGAAGAACGGAATTACTAGAATACGTGCAGCTAAGAAAGGCCCTGATTCAATACGACAGGGGCTTTCTTTTTTATTGCAATATGAGCTAATCGTAGACGATCGTTGCGTAAAACTGATTGAGGAATTAGAAAACTACACATGGGCTAAAGACAAGAAAACAGGGGAGTATACCAATGAACCTATTGATAGCTATAATCACGTGATAGATGCTTTACGATACGCAGTAGAACATCGTAGTAAAAAAGCACGAGGAATTAAGCTACAGAGCGTGAAGGGGGTTATTTAATGACAGAAAAAGTAAGTAGACCAAATACTGAAAGTAAAATACGTGAATTCGTTGACCTTTTAGGAAATCGTGTCTTTTATTGTGATAAAAACGCAAAGATTGACGAACGCTTGGTGGATAAATACATCAATAAGCATCGGAAATTAATTGGGTTTTACGAAGAATTAGAAAAGCTCTACAACGGTCAACATGATATTTATTATCAAAAAAATAAAGGAATTGGAAAACCTGACCATCGAATTGCAGTCAACTTTGCCCGTTATGTTGTAGATAGTTCTGCAGCTTTCTTTAACGGTAAACCAACAAAGATTACTCATCCAGATGGTGAGGTAAAAGAATTTGTTCAAAATTTCCGTAAACGAAATGAGGAAGAAGACAACGATGCAGAGCTTTCTAAGCTAACTGCTATTTATGGGCATGCTTATAAGCTTTTATATCAAAACGAAGAAGCAGAAACGTGCGTGACTTATTTAAAACCTACGCAAGGATTCATTGTTTACGCAGATGACTTATTAAAAGCGCCTATGTTTGCGGTTCTTTACAACAAAATGACAAAGGACGAGCTAACAGCAACTGTTTATCCACAAAATAGCACAGAAACGTTTATTTTTACACAAGACAAGACTTCTAAACGATTGGAAACTAAGAGAGGACCAACCGTTTTTCAGAAAGCCTTGTCTTATTTATTAGGTGGAAAAGAGGCAATCGCTAATCCGTACGGTGAAGTGCCTATGATTGAGTTTATGGAAAATGACGAACGACAAGGACGCATTGAGTCTGTGTGGTCGCTGATTAATAATTACAATGAAGCTCTATCAGAAAAAGCGAACGACGTGAGTTATTTTGCGGATGCCTACTTAAAAATGATAGGGGTAGATTTAGCTGACGAAAACGTCGCTTCCTATTTACGTGATAACCGAGTGATTAACAGCGCCGAGCCTTTAAATGAAGGCGAATCGGTAGATATTAATTTTTTAGATAAACCTAGTTCAGATACAACACAAGAAAATCTATTAGACCGATTAGAGCGGTTAATTTATCAAATGTCTATGACTTATAATGCAAACGATGAAAGTTTTAGCAATAACGCTTCTGGGATTTCGCTAGAATTTAAAATGCAAAATCCTAGGAATTTAGCACAAGCGAAAGCTAGGAAGTTTAAAAAAGCATATGCGCAAATGTACAAAATGATTTTTTCATTGCCTACGAATGTACCTGCTAATAAAGCTAAGGAATGGTTTAATTTAGAATACACTTTTGACTTTAATATTCCGCGCAATATTAAAGACGAAGCGGAAACTGCACAAAAACTTGAAGGGATTGTTTCAAGAGAAACGCAATTAGGCGTATTATCGATTGTTCCTGACGTAACTCAAGAAATGGAACGTATAAAGGACGAAGAAACGGAAGAACGTTTAAATCCACAAGTTGATTTCGGTAAATTTACTCGAAATACGGAAGAAGTGACCGAAGAACATGAGTAATTATTGGGCGGAACGAGAAGCAAAACATATCGAAGAAATGCTGAAACGACATGTGAATTACGAACAAGAAATTCATAGACGGTATTTACAGTTATGGAAAACGATAGAAGCAGAAATTCAACAGTTTTACGTCGCTTATGCAGGGAAAGAGAAGATTAGCATTGATGAAGCGAAACGACGTGCAAGTAAACATGACGTACAAATTTTCGCGGAAAAAGCGAAACGTTATGTACAAACAAGAGATTTTTCAAAAGAAGCTAACGAGCAATTAAGGTTATACAATTTAACGATGAAGGTTAATCGTTTAGAGCTTTTAAAATCGAAAATAGGTTTGTATTTAACAGACAACACTAATCAGCTACAGACCTATTTTACAGCAATGTTAACAGAGGAATCTGTAGCGGAGTTTGTACGACAAGCGGGGATATTAGGCGAGTCTGTTCTTTCCGAAGAAACTTATCGATTGTTTGCTAAAGCGATTATTGAGGGGTCGTTTCATAACACGACATTTTCTCAACGTTTGTGGGCAAACCAAGATGTTTTGAAAGCGAGTATCGATCGCTTATTAACAGTTGGGTTAGTAGCAGGTAAGCATCCAGATATTCTAGCTAGGGAATTACGCAAATTAGTTGTGATTGACAGCTTGCGAGGAAAGGAAACGGCTGATTATGTCGCACGTCGACTAATGATTAGTGAATCCGCAAGAATACAAAGTGAAGTACAAAAGCAAAGCTACGAAAAATATGGGTATGAAGAATACAACCTAATTGTAGAACCAAGCGCTTGTCCTATTTGTGTAGGAATAGCAAGTGCAAATCCACATAAGGTTTCTGAAATGAGTCCAGGAATCAACGCAAGTCCCATTCACAACTGGTGTCGGTGTAGTACTGCACCTGCTTATAAAGACAAAAAGTTCTAGCGAAAGTTAGGCTTTTTTTATTTGCCTTCTTACTGCTTACAGGCGTTAAAGAGAAAGCTGTTTCGATTGATAGGCGTAACCTATTAATTTCGATTAGCCACGTAATGGTTGGAGGTTTTAACATGAACGAAGAAAAACACTTATTATTACCGATGGATTTACAATTTTTTGCAGATGAGCCAAATTCTGATGAGCCAAACTCTGACAATTCAAACGAATCTGGGAATTCATCGACAAAGAATTCTCAAAATCCCAAAAATGAAAATCCAGACGGAAAAGAAACTGGAAAGACTTTTACCCGTGAAGATGTATCAAAAATGATTGCAGCAGAAACTAAGAAAGCAGTGGAGCAAGCAAAATCTGATTGGGAAAAGCAAAAATCTTACGAGCAAATGACTGCGGAAGAACGTGTTAAGGCGAAAGAACAAGAAGCCGCTGACAAAGAAGCACTAGCGGAAAAACGAGAAATGGAAGCCCAAGCCCGACTCGACCGTTTAACGCGTGCCGAATCTGTTCGTAATGATTTATCCGAGAATGGTCTTTCCGACTACGTAAGTGCTGCACAAGCCGATTTATTGCTTGTGAAAGATACGGACGAGGATACAAAGAAAGCTGTAGATGAATTAAAACAAATTATTTCAAAAGCTAGAGATGGTATCCAAAAAGAATTGCTGAAAGGTCAAACTGTAAACGTTGCTACAGCAACAAAAGAGACCGATTGGCGCAGCAATTTGACTAAAAATTTAGAAAAGAAATAGGAGATGAAAATTATGCCAGTTATTTTAGATAGCAAAGATTTAAAAGCAATTGACAAAGAATTTGCCGCAGGCTCTCAGGTTTGGGATTTATTGAAAGGTGGAGCTGCTGCAGTAACTGAAGCGGATTTTGTAGGCGCAAAAGAAGTCCGCATCAACAAAATGAAAGGTTTTACTGCTAGTGATTATAAACGTAACGAAGACAATAAACGTTCTAAAATTGATGTGGCAAAAGAAACGTTTAAACTAGAGAAAGAGCGTTGGTTTGGTTATGACTTAGACACATTAGATCAATCAGAAAATGCTTCCTACGAAGTTCAAGCGCTTGTGGAAGAGCATACTCGTTTAATTGCGATTCCTGAAAAAGATCGAACTGCTGTACAACGCTTATTAGAAGCGGCATTTGCTGAGGCTGCGGATGATGATAGCGAAGGAAAATACGTTGGAAAAACGGTAAAAGAAACCATTACTACAGAAAACTCTTTAGCTTCTTATGACGCAGCAGAAGCGTATATGACAGATGCAGAAATTGTCGGTCCGTTTATTATGTTTGCATCCACTGACTACTATTCAGCATTAAAAAATGCAAAAGGTGTTTCAAAAACATTTACTACGAACGAGCAACAAATTTCAGGTATTAACCGTAAAGTTGCGCAGTTAGACGGTTCCGATACTATTATTCAAAAAGTTGCAAAATCTCGTTTACAGGTAGATTCTACGAAGAAAATTAATTATATTCTTGTGCCTTTGATGGTTTGTTCGCCAGTTGAAAAATACAACTCTATTGATCTAATTCCAGCTTCACAAGATCGTGACGGCTACAGAGATACCATCAAAGGATTAAACTATTATGATGCTATCGTAACTGAAAAAGCTCGTCCTGCCATTTACGTTTCTTACGATTCAAAGTAAGCGCCCCGACCGTTAAAAAGGTAACACCAACGGCAGATGGGGCAGTTGTTGAAGCAGAGTAGGTGAAAAAATGACTCTTTCAGATTATCGCGTACTACTGGATATTTCAGAGGATACCTACGAAAAAGATAAGGCAAAAATTATCAAAATCTGGGACATTACTGAAAAACAGCTGCGAGTAAAATTGAAAGCTGATAAAATACCAGAAAAATTGGACTATATTGTTCCGTCAATTGTAGTGAAACGATATAACCGTTTAGGTTTTGAAGGCATGGAACAACACTCTCAATCAGAAGAAACAATCTCTTATAATTTGGATGACTTCGGGGAATTTCAAGATGAGATTAACGATTATCTTGAAGAACAAGGCTTGATTCGTAAAAGGAAGGTGTCCTTTTTATGAGAACATGTATTGATTACTACAACAAAAAACACGTGCTAATTTCGGAAAAACTGATAGGTAATGTAACCGAAGTCGGAACGGAAAAACAAATGACCATTTTCCCTAACATAAAGGAGCAGATGGTCATTTTTCGTTTTAGAGACCGCCTAGCTATTCGTTCAGGATTTCTTGAATACTACGACGAAGAAGAACAAAAAAATCGAAAATTTACCGTTGTTAAAAATTTGCGTGTTAGCAAAGGAACTTCGGTTTATGGAAGCGAATATCGATGACTTACCGAGTAGATATTTCAGGATTGGATGATTTAATCGAAGCGATTGAAGAAGCGAAAAAGCTAGACGATGTAAAAGAGGTCGTCAAAAATGATACTGCTTATATGGCAAATCAAATTGCAGAAGAAACACCAGTCAGAAGTGGATACTTAAAACGAAGTGAGACACCTTCTATTAAAGATGACGGAATGACTGGCGAAGTTGAAGCGATGGCTGACTATTCAGCATATGTAGAATATGGAACGCGTTATATGTACGGACGTTTCTATATGAAAAAAGGGCATACAGCAGCAGCTAAAAGATTTCTTGATAATATGGAGGCGTTAGTAAAATGACCTTTAAAGACCCGTATTCAGAACTTTACGAAGCGTTATTTGTCACTTTGGAGCAAACAGGCTATGAAACCTATGGGCATTTGCCAGATGACGACGCTTCTTACCCGTTTGTTTTCTTAGGTGAACAATGGTCTAAGGATAGACAAACAAAAACAAGAACGTTAGGTTCAACAAATATTATGATTCATGTTTATGATCATGACGACAAACGTCGAGAATTAAATCAAGTATTAGCCGATGTGCGAAAAATCGTTCATGAATTGCATCAGACTAAGAACTTTAATTGGTTAGTGACAGAAAGTAGCACAGAAGTAATTTATGAAAATACAACCAATTTTGGTATGAGCCTTGCACACGGTGTACTTGACATCACGTTAGAATTTGAATAAGAAAGAAGGAAACTCGAAATGGAAAAAGCAATTCAAGGTAAAAAAATTAAGTTAATGTTTCGACTAACACGTGAACGTGCGACAACAGCAGCGAAGTTATTAGCTTTAGAAATTTCACACGAATATAAGTCAGAAACAAAAACAGATACACAATCAACAAAAGACGGGAATGTTCCTACCTCAGGAATGCCGTCAGCTTCCATCGAAATGGAATTTTTACGGACAGGCACAGAAACTTACAACATGTTGAAATATGCGTATCGTAACGGGCTAGAAATTGATGTATGGCGCATTAATTTTGATAAAAAAGACCCAAAAACAGGAAAATACGAAGCGGAATTTGGCACAGGCTTGTTGGATTCATTCGGAGATTCTGCCGAGTCCGATTCTAATTCAAGTATTAAACCAACTCTAGTTTTAAATGGTGACCTAGTAGAAGGTTGGGCAACGGTTGACGCCGAAAATGAAGAACTTGCGCGTGCTTTCTTCTACGACACAGTGGCTGGTGCGGAACCAGAAGAGCCTGTAGAAAAATACACACCAAAAACAATTGAAGTACCTAAAGTTGAAAGTGTAACGCCGACATCAGATGGCGCCGTTGTAAAAGTGAAGGAGGAAGAATAATCATGGCAATTACTTGTCGTATTTACAAAGGTAGTGAAAAAGTAGTTGAAGGAGCAAGTCCATTAACTATTACAGGACTTGATGCAGGAGCAAAAGTAGCAGCAGGAACGTACCATATTGTACGTGTGCAAGATGAAAAAGAATCTGAAAAAGTAGCTATTCCAGCTTTTACCGTATTGGCGGGGCGCTCTTTGGAAAATAAACCAACAGAAGCAAATACTATTCCTGAAATCAAAGAATGGTTAACCGCTCACGGTATTGATTTTACAGGAAAAACAACGAAAACAGAATTATTAGCATTAGTACCATAATTAAAAATCAGGAAGTAGGCGGCAATGTGAAGGCATTGTCGCTTTTTTAGGAGGAATTTTACATGTCAACAAACGTAAAACCTGTCGCAACAATTAACGGAAAAAAATATCCTTTGATTTTCGGTTTTAAATTTTTAAACGAAATTAACGCATTAAAACCTGACGTTGAAGAAGTAGACGGCTTCGTTCAATTGGTTGGTGGGTTACAAGATGGCGACGCTTTTGCCTTTCAAAAATTAATGCACGCAGCGTTAATTACTTATGATGACTTAACAACGAAAGAAATTGACGACTACTTAGAAACGTCGGAAGAGGCTTTAACGTTGTTTGAAAATTTTATCTCTTTCTTGGAGCAAGCACCGTTAACGGCTCTTCGGACGAAAAAATCACTAGAAGCAATCAAAAAAATCATGGCTTACATGGAACAGATACAAGCCAATCAACAAGAAACGACAGCCTAGATTATGACGAAATAGTTGTCACTTGTTTTCAACATTTCCCCAATATCACTTTAAAAGAAATTGAGCGTATGACTCCTTATGAATTTAATTTACGGATAAAAGCTGTAAATTTACGTGCAATTAACGAAGAAAGGAAACTATACGTTAACGCGTTAGCTACACGTATTTTTACAACACCAGATGAAAAAGGGCAACGCTATATTTTTAACGAAGTGAAAGATGTCTATGACTTTGAAAAGCTTGAACGCGATGTGCGAGGGGAAATCTCGCAACGAGAAGTGGAAAAGCTAAGTGAGCTAGAAGAAAACGCTCGTCGATTAGAACAAGCAAGAAAAATTGTTGAGGAAAGGAGGAAACAACGTGATACAAAGTAAAACGGTAACAGCTATACTTACAGCACGTGATAACAATTTTACCAGTGCGATGAATGGCGCTGTGTCTTCGCTAAAAAAACTTAATTCAAATGCTTCTGATATTCCTAGTAATTTGAATACAGTGAATGGTGCGATGAAAAGTTTCGGTGATAAAACCGCAAGTATCGGCCAAAGCATTGAAAAAGTCGGCGGTTCGATGACTAAAGGTATTACACTCCCAATTGCGGGTGCCGTTGGCGCAGTAACAACCGCAGCGGTAAAATGGGAAAGTTCCTTTACTGGAGTTAAAAAGACCAACGATGAGATGGTCGATTCTAACGGTAAAGTCATTTATTCTTATGATGATTTAGAAAAAGGCCTTAGAGATTTAGCAAAAGAATTACCCACTAGTCATGAAGAAATTGCAAAAGTAGCAGAAGCAGCTGGACAGTTAGGAATAAAAACTGATAAAGTTGTCGGATTTACTAAAACAATGATCGATATGGGCGAATCAACAAATATGTCTGCAGATACAGCGGCTACATCCCTAGCTCGTTTTGCTAACATTACGCAAATGTCACAAGATAAATTTAGCAATCTTGGTTCAGCGATAGTTGACTTAGGTAATAATTTAGCGACTACCGAATCAGAGATTACAGAGATGGGCTTACGTTTAGCAGGTGCAGGAAAACAAATTGGCATGACCGAAGGAGACATTGTAGGTTTTGCGGCGGCGTTATCATCTGTTGGTATAGAAGCCGAAGCGGGCGGATCGGCATTCTCTAGATTAATGGTACAAATGCAATTAGCAACTGAAACAGGAGTTGAAGCTTTTGCGCCTCTGAAACAAGCAGTAGCAGAGCAAGGCGTGTCTTGGGAATCTTTTGTGCATGCTGTAAACTGGGGTGGAAAAGAACTGACGGCAGTTTCTAAGCAAATGGGAATACCTACCTCAGAATTAAAGAAAATGTATAAAGAAGCTAGCAAAGCATCAGGTAGTCTGGAAGATTTTGCAAATGTAACAGGTCGAACTAGTGAAGAGTTTGCACAATTATTCAAAAGCAATCCATCTCAAGCACTAATTGAATTTATCCAGGGCTTAAAAGACTCGGAAAAACACGGAATATCAGCTATTAAAGTGCTCGACGATATGGGAATTACAGAAGTTAGATTACGTGATAGTTTATTACGTGCAGCCAATGCAAGTGATGTCTTTGAAGGGGCTGTAAAACGAGGTAACGAAGCGTTTAACGAAAATACAGCTCTAGCAGAAGAAGCTGGTAAACGATACGGAACTACAGAATCACAGTTAAAGATTTTACGTGGTCAATTAAATGATGTAGCAATTACGTTTGGCGGTCCATTAGTAGCCGCATTAAATAGCGCGATAAGTGCTGCTAAGCCTATGATTGAAGCTTTAGCAAATATGGCAGAAGCTTTTGCATCAGCTGATCCAAAAACGCAAGAGTTCATTTTGAAAATGGCTGCGTTAGCCGCTTCTGCTGGCCCTGTGTTAAAAGTTTTTGGGAAAATGACAAGATTTTTCGGCAAAACGATTTCGACAATGTTTGAAACCGCAGGGAATATTGATAGCAAGTGGCAGCAATTTATTACTAAACCTATTGTTAATGGCTCTGGTAGTGCATTACAAGCTGTAAAAGGGTTTGTTTCTAAATATAAATCAAATCTAGCAGGGCTTGAAAGCGCAGGAGTTAATGTAAATGTATTAACAAGATTTACCACGTTAGGAGAGACTATTTCAGGTCTTTTTCCTACGCTAGATACATTTAGAGCAAATCTACGAGCAAGTCAAAGACAGCTAAATATGCTAGGGGAAGGGAATAAAGTTACTAACTTTTTCCGTTCTTTTTCTGCTTCTTTACAATTATCTAACAGCAAATTAGCGAAATTTGCCTCTGTTGTTATTAATCCTGTAGGGTCGCTAAGAAACCTATCCTCTGCAGCTGGCAAATCGGGAACGGTTTTATCAGGGCTTGGCGTAGCCACCTCAAAAGCAGGTGGAGGTTTTAGAACATTTGCGGTAACGGGTATACGATCTATAGCTAGTTTAACAGGAGCTATGTTGAGCAATCCCATAACAGCAATTTTAGTAGCAATAACCGCTACGATAGTTGGTGTAGTGCAAGCTTGGAAATCCAATTTTATGAACATTCAAGGCTACGTGAAAACTGCTTTTAGCGGAATAGTAAAATCGTTTAAAAGTGTACTTCCTAGCTCTGCGAGTGTTACTAAAACAATAAAAGGATTAGGAAATACATTTAAATGGTTAGGTACTGGCGCAATTGTTGGTGTCACTTTTGCAATAGCAGGTTTTGTAGATGGCTTACGTACTATCGTTACTGTAGGAAAAACGGTAGTAAATGCAATAATGGCAATTTCAAACGGTGTAAAAGGACTTTGGAAACGATTAAAAGGCGATTCTAAAGATGCTGATAAAGCATTTAAAGATATGAAGAAAAGCTTATCTGATATTGAAAAAGATTGGGATACAATGTTTTCTGATTCTGCCTTAAAAAAAGCTGCTAAAAGCACCGAAGAATTAGGTAAAAAGTCCAAAGACACTACTAAAGCAATTTCGTTAAATATGGAAGAAGCCTCTTCAAGTGTTGAAAATTATTCTTCAAAACTTGATGAAGCTAAACAGGCAATGACTGAACTTTTCTCACAGCAAAATGGTAGTACGGCTGGCGTAGAAACTTATTTCAAGAATACACTTGATTTAGTTACGAATTTAAAGGAACAACAGAAAAAGGCTGTTGAAACCTATAACAAGCAAATTGAAGCGGCAGAAGGAAAATCAGAAGCAGAGAAGCAAAAGATTTTTGCCAATGCTTCAAGCCAGTATATGAAAGCTGTTCAAACGAATAATAGTGATTTATTGAAGGTATATACTGATTATTCTAACCAATTGAAGAATAATAAAACAGTAGAGGGTCAAGAATTGACAGAACAGCAAAGAGCTACTTTGCAAAATCAAACGAATATTATTCGTGATCAATTATTACAACAGAACCAACAATTTGTTGAGGCTGGTATGAATAAGTTGGCTAATAAACAAGCATTAAGCGAGCAAGAAAAAGAACAAACTTTGACAAGCTTGCGAACGCTTGGGGAAATTCAAGCGCAACAAGTGCAAGAAAATAACGCCCAAATTCAGCAACTAGAAACACAAAAGAACCAAGCAAAAACAGAATCTGAAAAAGCAGCTTTCCAAAATCAAATTACACAATTACAAACGCAAAATGCTCAAATACGACAAAGTGAATTAGAGCAAGGAGCTCAACTTCTATCGATTATTTCACAAAATGGTGCAAATAAAATTGCAGTGACAGCTGATAATTTAGCACAACTTAAAGGCGTTACAGACCAACAGCTTTTAGGCATTTATCAATCTTATGTAAATAATGGTGCTAGCATTGACCAACAAATGGCTTTATTGGCAGGAATGCTACGTCAACGAGGGATTGATGGCTCTAACGGACTGGTTCAGGGATTGCAAAGTAATGATCCAACGAAGTGGGCGAATATGTCAAGAGCTGACATTGTGAATACTTTACAAGCGTTGCCTCCTGACTTATTTAGAAATGGTCAAGACGGGAAAAACCAGTTAATTGATGGATTAAACTCTGGAAAAACACAACTTAATAATGTTGGTAAAGAATTGATGTCTTCGATGAATAGTGGTCAATCTTCGCAAAAATCTAATTCTAAGAAAGCTGCCGCTGATAATAGTAGTGCAGCTGCTTCTGGAACAAGAAGTAAAAGTAATGAACATAAAAATGCTGGTAAAAGCAATGCTCAACAGACAAATGCTGGAACGAATTCTGAAAAAGGAAATGCGAAGAATTCTGGAAGTCAGCTAGGTGCGGCAACAATTCAAGGATATTTAACTCAGTTACCCCCTGCAAATAATGCTGGAAGGTCTTTAGGAAATGCGGTAAGTCAGGGTGCAGGTTCTGTAGATATGAGCCCTGTAGGTTCAAATATGGCTAGAGGTGTTGCTTCTGGTATTCGTGCAAGTCAGGGCGAAGCAGTGGCTGCTATGCAAAATTTAGTAGCCGCCGTTAATGCAGAAGCACAGAAAAAAGCAAAAATTAAATCACCATCACGCCTATTGAAATATGATGTTGGTGTTTTCCTTGCACAAGGTGTAGCTGCAGGTATTCGAGAAGATACGTCGGTTGCCGTACAAAGTGCAAAAGATATGATTTCAAGTATTCATCAATCTATTACGGGTAGCCGTTTGATGAAACGTTCAAATGCAATTGAGGTAAAACACTCTATAGATAATACGCCAATGGGAAAAATGGTAGAAATTTTAGAAGAAATACGACATTTAACTGTCGTGATGGATACTGGCCAAGTAGTGGGAGCGCTAGGTAGCCCAATGAATCTTAATTTAGCAGAACAACAAAAGCAAGATGGGAGGTATCGTAGTTGATTGAAATTGTAGAATATATGGCCAAAGGTCGTTTTAATAGCAAAGAACATGGTTTCTACATTATTGAACACGATGCTCCTTCAGCGGAAGAAGTGGAAATTATTGAACAGATCCCTTTCATGCAAGGTCAGTATGATTTTTCCATGCTTACAGGAGAACGAATTTTTAGTAATCGCATTGTCACTGTTACTTTTTGGCGACCTAATACGCCATACGAAGAACGAAAGGCATTAGAGGCGAAAGTAAAAGAAGAGTTGATGATGGATGGAATTGATTACATTGATGATTCTTGGTTACGTTCAGGGCTTCGCTGGTATGGAAAATGCAAAAGTGTGAAAGCAGAAGATGACTCGTCAAGTAATTCATTAACGTTAACCGTAGAATTTGACGTGTATCCTTTTGCTTTAAGGGAAAATATTTCTTATTCCGATGTCTTTGACGAGGACTATTTCACAGACGATAGCGCCGACAATTGGACAGGCTACTATATTCACGGAAAAAGAGAAATTTTTCTTATCAATATGGGAGCGAATGCTTCTAGTCCAACAATAAAGGCAACGTCTACAATGCAATTAACTACTGATGACGGAACAACAATAAAAGTTCCGAAAGGCGAATCGCAAGATTATTTCTTTAAATTAAAAAGAGGGACCAACCACTTAACTATTTATGGCGAAGGTCATATCTCTTTCTTTATGTCTAGTGAGGTGATGGTCTAATGTATCGAGTATTATTGTTTGATAATCCGAACAGAAAGAATCCAAAGATTGTTCATGAGCCATATAGCTATGGTGAGAAAATCAAAGATAGTGAAGTATATTTATCGCTTAACGGATTAGGAATTTCTACTTTTGAATTTACCTTTAATATTAACAATAAATACTATCAAAAGATTGAGCCGATTATTCACTTTATCCAGATTCTGGATGTTACAAGAAATAAAGAAATTTTTTATGGTAGAGTTGCTAAAATCACGAATAAAATGGAAGCATCAGGAAGCTTTTCTCAAACTCTTTTAGCGGAGGATGAGAAAGCTTTTTTATATGATTCTGTTCAAACCTATATGAAACCAACACGGATGACTGTATCTGCTTATTTACAAAAAATACTCGATGCACACAATAAACAAGTTGAAGCGCATAAGCAGTTTCGGCTTGGTGAAGTGAATGTTGTAGATAATGGGGACTTGCTAAGAGGATTAGGCTATCAAAGTACAGCTGATACCATTAAAGAAAAATTGTTGGATAGGCTGGGCGGTACGTTAACACTTCGACGCGTTGGAAATATAAATTATTTAGATTATCTATCTAATTATGGTGTGAACAGTGAAACTCCTTTACAGTTAACCAAAAATCTAAAAAGTGCTACTCGAGATATTGATATTTCTGAATTGTTTACAAGGATTGTGCCCGTCGGTCAAGATATTGAAGATACGTCAAATACTGATGTTGAAGTGGGAACAGATTTTTCACGACCTAAATACACCATCGAAAAAGTAAATGGCGGTAAGAATTACCTTGATGATGAAGCGTTAATCAAAAAATTTGGATTAAACACGGGCATTGTAGAATTTTCAAATGTCAAAGACCCATCAATTTTAAAACGTCGAGGGTTGCAATGGCTAAAAGACCAAAGCTTGATGCTGGTAACTTGGACAGTTGAAGCCATTGAGTTAGGGCTATTGGATAAACGGTATGAATTAATCACTTTAGGAAACAGTTATAAAGTAGATAATCAATTTATTTATGCTGTAGAACGATTACAAGTGATTGAGAAAAAATTTAGTATTTTAGAACCGCAAAAGGTTACTTTGACTATTGGTTCGAAAAAGAAAAAACTGACCGATTATCAAAACGAAATAAAAGCTATTCAATCCAATTTAGTAAACGTAAAAAAATTTGCGACTGTAGGAGTTCAAAACATATCAGAGTTGATAAAAAGACAGGAAGAATTTGACAATGATTTATCTGTTCAAAGTAGTAAAGTTAGTTCTTTGGAAGACTTAACCAGTGAATTAACAACAACCGTGACAGAATCGACGGAAGCCTTTAAACAATTAGCAAGTGATTTAACAAATACAGTCGAATCTGTAGGCACTGCTCAAACTGATATGAAAAAGGCGTTAGACGATTTAATTAAGCGCGTAGAGAAATTAGAAAAATAAGAGAGGTGAGACGGTTGGCACAAGAATTTAAGGATACTCGACCAACAAATGAACCAAATACAACAGTTGATTATCAAGACCCGACCGATGTCGATGAAGTGCAAGATGAAATAAAAAACGGTGTGATTGATCCTATTTCTCAAACGTTTGCTTTGTGGATTCGAACAAAGATGTATCGACGACATGTTCGAGAATCTTTAGCTCGTATGATGGAGTATACCAGTGTTTTATTTAATAAAATAAAGGCTATTTCTGAAAATACAGAAAAGCGCCAATCTAAAGTAGAACAACGTCAAACCAATTTAGAGGAACGTTTTAAAGATGTAATCGCAAATGCTACAACAGATAGCGAAGTTATCGATGCTCGAAGTAGTGAACGTTTGGGAAATTTTAAAACGTTAGATGAACGGCTAGAATATTTTGAAAATATCATTGCTTCTGTTATTCCAGTTGGTTTTGATGTAACTATTGTTCACAATTTAGGAGCTCAACCCGTCGTTAATGTTCGTACTTGGACACACGGCATAGGTGTGCTGCCTTTAGGTACAGAACCAACAGGATTATTTGGCGGTAGTGCTTCTCAATCAATTCAATGTACGGTAAAACATGTGAATTCTTCTGAATGTATTGTGACTATTCCGCTAGATTATAAAACAGATTCTCTACCAGTAAAAATTGATGAGCATAAGTATTTGCTTATTGATGGTCAGAATAGCCGATCTATTGTATTTGACTTAATTTTATAAGAAAGGACGTTGTGAATATGGATTTAACTAGAATTTATAGAGGGATGGAGAACGGGGCAGAATCGATTGAAGAAAATTTCAATAAAATTGGTGCAGCCGTTGATAGCACCTCAAGAACTTTCCAAAAAATTACAAAAAAAGAACCTTTATGGACGGGCGCTTGGTATGGTGCGGCTGCAGGAAGTGGTCAAGTACCTTCTAAGTCTCTTTCACAGTGTGAGAATGGTTGGATTTTACAATGGCAAGAATATACCAAAGAAGGAGCTTTGAACGGTGCGTGTTATCACTTTTTCTTAGTGCCTAAACAGCATGCGCAGAATCCAGGTTCTGGGGGAGTTATTTTCCTTTTACATGGATACTATACTAATTTAGTACGGAAATATTTATATATTAAGGATACTAAAATTACTGGAAACGACTTAAATGCCTCTTCTAGTGATACGGCTGGTTCAGGCAGTAAAATGTTTGCGTTAAGTGCGATTTATGAATACTAGGAGGAAAGAGAACATGAAAATTTGGATTGATGATATTCAAGGTTATTTAGACGGATATTCCACAATGGAACAACCGAATAAAATTGAACTTGAAGTAGAAAAAGAGCCAACAGATTTTTTTAATTATCGCTGGGACGGAACAAGCTTAATATACGATCCTGATAATGTGCCAGAACCAGAGCCAACGCCACCTACGGAATTGGAACTTTTACAAAAGCAAAATGCGGAATTAATGAAGCAAGTTTCTCAGCAGAATCAAGTTATTCAACAAACACAAAGAATGACTGGCGAATTGATGAAACAAGTCGCTGAACTTACGAAAGGAGCGGAATAAGATGAAAACGAATGCTTTTCCAGGTTTCGATAATATTAAACAGTTGTATGATTGGAATTGTTATACAAAACAAGATTTAGTAGATTACGTGAATATGAATTGCTTAACAAAAGAAGAATACACAAAAATTTGTGGGGAACCGTTTAGCGAAAGCTAAGCGGTTTTTCTTGTAAGTAGAAAGTAGGTGCAGGATGAACTTAACAGTAGAACAATGGTTAGCAGTGATTACATTCTTAGGCGGAATTATTTTCGCATTAATGAAATTTTATCATGTCTTTTCTCAATTAGAAGATAGCATGAAAGAACTAAAGGAAGCTGTTGAACGTTTAAATAACCATGAAATACGCATTAGCCGATTGGAAGAGCAAAATAAAACCCTCTTTAGAGGGATTGGAGGAAATAAAAATGATTAATTGGAAATCAAGAATAAAGAACAAACAATTTTGGCTTTCGATTATTCCAGCAGTTCTATTATTAATTCAAGTAGTAGCCGTTCCTTTTGGATATAAATTTCAAATTGAAATGATTAATAAGCAACTGCTAGATGTTGTTAATGCATTATTTGTTGTGCTAACTATTCTAGGTATTGTGACAGATCCCACAACACCTGGATTATCAGATAGGAAAGACAAACTATATTAAGTCAAGAGAAAAATTAAAATATTAAATAACCGTTTTTAGGGCAAGACAAATAAACCTGAGCGAAAGGAATCTTTTTTTAGGTTAATTGACAATCATTTTCTCTTCGTCATAGGGTTCATTATTTTTTAGGAGTTGGAAGATAATTCGAACTATTTTTTTGACGACATGACTAATCGCTACGTTGTAATGCTTTCCTTCAGAACGTTTTTTATCCAAGTAGAGACGCATAGATGGAGACCAAATAGACATAAGTCTAGCGGCCTCATGTAAAGCCCATCTTAATTGAGAAGAGCCCCGTTTTACCATATGTCCTGTTTCTACTTGATTCGTACCAGAAGTACTGACTGATGGTTCGCAACCCGCGTAAGCGAGTAGCTGGTTTGGAGATTTAAAGTTATCAATATCGCGGATTTCAGCGAGTATTATACTGCCTAAAGTTATCCCTATACCAGGTATAGATAAAATGGGTGAATCAATTTCGTCCATAATTTTAGCCACCTCTTTATCCGCCAATTTTCGTTGGTTGGTAAAATACTCAATTGTATCAATCGTTTGGAGTAATTCAAATTCTAGCGCTGGCGATTCACTACCAACTGATTCAGAAGCTAATTCTTTTAAAGCAAGTGCTTGTTCTTTTCCAAAGCGGCCACGTGAGTGGCTTGAAAGTAGATTGGTTAGTTTTCTTAAGTGGGCATTTGCTAGTTTTTTAGGGGAAGGAAATTCTTTTAGAACGGCATAAATAGAAGAATCATGCTTCGCCGTAGGCGAACCTAAAAATGTTGCCAACTCAGGAAACAGAATATCTAATAAACGAGTATAGTTTATTTTCTGTTTGGTGCAGTTTTCTTTGATCTTAGAAGCATTTCTTGTGGCATACTTCAGCTCAATCATGTCAGTTTTTGCTTCGAAAAGTTGTTTGTCTATATCTTCTCGTAATTTACGAGCAATGGTCATAGCGTCCTTCTTATCGGTTTTTGTTTTACGAAGAGAATGGTGCTTCGCAAATTCCTTAATCAATAACGGATTATAACTAAACGTTGGATAGCCATTCATTCGAAGAAACCGCAAAAGATTAAAGCAGTAATGGCCAGTATCTTCCAACGCGATTTGAACTTCTTCTCCAGTTGTTTTTTGAAGATTGGTTAAGGTCGATTGAAGCTTAGTAAATCCTTCTCGGTTATTCGTTATCTGAAGATGTTTGACAAATATCCTTCCGGTACTGTCAATGACAGAAATATCATGTTTGGATTTCGCAACGTCAATGCCAACATAAAGCATGAAATCAACTCCTAGATTTTAAGTATTTACGCTATGCTCCACAAACTCTTTGCCTATGTAACCTTGTGAAAAATCAAGCGTCATAGTCAAAGCTATGCGCTAACAAACTTATTAACAATATGACAAAGAGCTGTGGCTAGAGCCTTTCCTTAACAGTAATCCAAAGGATTCCGGTGGAGGTATTACTAGTCCACAGCGCCTAACTCAATTATATAAAATAACAGCTAAATAAAACGGAATGGCTGACTAATTGAGTAATCTAAATATACAAGGAGATAAATAAATGAAAAAGAAACTATTGGCAACATTACTGGTAGTCTTATTTTTTGTATCACCAGTTAGCACATTTGCTGCAAAAGGAGACCAAGGCGTTGATTTGTCTATTTGGAATGGGTATCAAGCAACATTTGGTTATGCACATGATAAATTCTCAATTTCACAAATTGGTGGGCAAAACAACTATGGGATTTATGATCAAGTTACTTATTCTAGTCAAGTAGCTAGTACGATTGCTCAAGGTAAACGAGCGCATACGTATGTATGGTGGCAAAATGTTCTTACCTATGAAAATGCAAAGCAAGTATTAGATTACTTTTTACCTAAAGTTCAAACACCAAAGGGATCAATTGTCGCCTTAGATGCGGAAGACGGCGTTCAATCGACGGATGTAACGCTATGGGCGTTAGACTATATCAAAGAGGCTGGATATACACCGATGCTTTACGGATACAAAGGGTATCTTACTTCATCTTATGATTTATCACGAATTGCAAAGAAGTATCAATTATGGATGGCAGAATATCCAGATTATGAAGTGACACCTTATCCAAATTACAATTATTTTCCTTCATTTGAAAATATCGGTATTTTTCAGTTCACGTCAACCTACGTTGCAGGAGGGCTAGATGGTAACGTTGATTTAACAGGTATTACTGATAATGGTTATACAAAGAATAACCAACCAGCAACAAACACACCAGCTATTGAGGAAGGTAAAGAAGTAGAAAATACGCCAAGTTCCGATGTTAAAGTGGGCGACACTGTTAAAGTGAAATTTAGTGTTGATGCTTGGGCAACTGGCGAAGCTATTCCGCAATGGGTAAAAGGAAACAGCTATAAAGTACAAGAAGTAACTGAAAGCAGAGTATTGCTTGAAGGTATCTTGTCATGGATCAGCAAAGGCAATATTGAATTATTGCCAGATGCGGCAACTGTTCCTGATAAACAACCAGAAGCGACTCATGTGGTACAATACGGCGAAACATTATCAAGCATTGCTTATCAATACGGAACAAACTATCAAAGATTGGCTGCATTAAATGGATTGACAAATCCAAATCTTATTTACCCTGGCCAAATTTTGAAAGTAAATGGATCAGTAGTAAGCAACATTTACACAGTTCAATACGGTGATAATTTATCAAGTATTGCAGCTAAGCTTGGTACGACTTATCAAACCTTAGCTGCATTAAACGGATTAGCAAATCCTAACTTGATTTATTCTGGTCAAACATTGAGCTATTGATTTTTTGCAAAATCGGTTGAAATTTAGAGGTACCTCATTTACAATAGAGTTACCTTTTCATATTATGACTCTTTTCGATTTAGAAAAGAGGTGCTCCTATCTTATGCCAAGTCCTTAGGTAGGAGCATTTTAATTTTACTCATACGTAGCTTAGTTTAAAGCTATTGTATTACATAAGAAAACACCTACCACAGATGCACGTACTTCCCCAAGCAGTTGTCTGTGCGGTAGGTGTTTTTTTAGATTTTACTTGTTAATCATAACCGATTTTCTTTTTTTATAACAAGGTTAAGCTTGAATTTATGAAAAGGATAATGTGTACGGAATTTATCCTAATAAAAAATAGAATTAGCCTATTTCTAAGCTACTATTACTTGAGAACAGTTTCCTTTTAAATAAGTGGAAAATTGTAGTACAGCTACTTTAGCGATATTCCTTAATATCCCAGTTCTAATTTAAAGCCAAACACAATTTTGTTAATAAGTTGTGAATAATTTTATTGGTTGAATTAACAAAACTAATTTGCTAGAATAATAAAGCAATTACTTGTAGTAAAAGACTACAGGCCCCTTGTATCATAATTGTGCAAGGGGGTTTTTGTATCGTATATTTATATTTCATGTCTAGAGTAGATGGATTATAACCTTTTTATAGTATTGGTCCATCATGTTTTAATACACTCATTTGCTTTATAGGAAATAGTATGGTATTATAAATAAGTAATCAATTTTGACATGTAACGAGAGCGCTATACATAAGACTATAATTCTCCTTTTGCTTATCAAACATTTTTTGCAACAAATCGCATACAGGGTATGCACAAGGAGGAAACATATATGAACAACGGTACAGTAAAGTGGTTTAACTCAGACAAAGGTTTTGGATTTATTACAGGTGAAGATGGCAATGACGTATTTGCTCATTTTTCAGCAATTCAAGCGGATGGTTTTAAGTCATTAGAAGAAGGACAAGCAGTAACTTTTGATATTGAAGAAGGACAGCGCGGTATGCAAGCTGTTAATATTTTTAAAGCATAATAAAGGTTTTGGTAAAACGTTCCAATTTAATTGGAACGTTTTTTTTATAAGATTAAATTGATAGGCTCTGAATGTTGAAAGCGAAAGGAGATCATCATATGGGATTTGGAAAATGGAAAGAAATTATACCATCAGATAAAAGTAAACAGTTTGAAGAAGGACAGAAAGTATCATTTATTTACAGAAAAGAAATTAGAAGTGGTATAATAGCTGTTTTATTAATTAATTCAGCAGTAATTAATATTATAGACAGTTCTAAGCCAAAAAACAAAAAAGAAAAAACAGTAATTAGTTATGAGAAACTATTATCGATGTATCAATAAAAAGACCCTAGTTTAGATTAGGGTCTTTGTGTTAAACTTAAGACAAGGATTTATGGCATACTCTTTTTTCTAAACATATTCTTTACTTGTTAAAGGATCTGTTATTTTTATTTAAAAATTGTTAGCTAGTTAGAGCAAATGGTTCGTAATCATTCGGTTGATTGTTCGAATTTATCATAGTAGTTAAAACGAAATTATCTTGTGTATATAGAAAACACCTACTGAAGACGCACAATACTTCCCCAAGTTGTGTATGTTTAGTAGGTGTTTATTTATAATTGTATATTTGAATTATAAATAAAATACAATTGTTTTGTAAAATGAAAACTTGAAATTTAAAAAAGAAAGCGGTAAAATATCTTTACCAAACAATTTTATTTTTCATTTTATTACTACCTCTTGTCGCCTTACCCCAATGAGGCGGCTTTTTTTACATAAAAATATTGAACTCAAAAAATAGATATTGTAAAATATCTATACATATTTAAACTCTTATTTTTTCACGCAGACCGCCTTTTCTCAATAAGGTGGTCGTTTTTTTGTTGAAAATTGAAAATCAGTAAAGTAAAATTGTTATATATTAAGCTATAACTAGTAAGAACTATTTTATCCCCAATAAGCTAGTTATTACTTGGACCATTAGCTCAGCTGGTTAGAGCAAACGGCTCATGACTATTCGGTCGATGGTTCGAATTCATCATGGTCGATAATAGAATTAGACAGGTAGTGAATTATTTTGAAAAGAACAGGAATTCTCTTAGTGAATTTAGGAACACCAAAAGATTCTTCCAAGACGGAAGTAAGGAAGTATTTAAAAACTTTTTTATCAGATAGAAGAGTAATAAAAATACATCCTATAATTTGGAAACCGATTTTGAACGGTATTATCTTGAATATACGTCCAAAAAAATCAGCAAAACTCTATCAAAAAATTTGTACTGAAAATGGATTTCCTCTTTTGGAATATACTGAGAAACAAATGGAAAATTTGAAAAATATATGTCCAGAAGTGGAAGTTACAATCGGAATGTCATATAGTGAACCGAGTATAGAAACTGCTCTAGATACATTATTATCAAAAGAGATTGAAGAACTCAATGTCATACCAATGTATCCGCAATACTCTGGGACAACGGTAGGATCGGTGTTTGATTCCGTTATGAATTATTTTATAAAAAGTGATAGGATAGTGGATATTAAATTTATTCGATCATTTTACAATAATCCACAGTATATAGATTACTTTTCAAAAAAAATAAATGAAGCTTTGAATGAAAGTCCAATAGATGCTATCGTTTTTTCATACCACGGAATTCCTATGTCTTATGTAAAAGATGGGGATAACTACCCGAAGGAATGTACTAAAACAACAAAATTAATAATGGATAAATTAGGAGATATTCGTTATTATCAAACCTATCAATCGAAATTTGGGCCATCTGAATGGTTAAAACCAGCAACTGATGATACCTTGAAAAAATTACCATCAAAAGGTATTAAAAATATATTAATTGTTGCACCAGGTTTTGTTGTAGACTGTCTAGAAACAATAGAAGAATTGGAACACGAAAACAGAAACTATTTTTTAGAAAATGGCGGGGAAGTCTACAAATATGTTCATCCATTTAATGGAGATATTGAATTTGCAAAATTAGTAAAGGACATTATTTCTTTGTAGTAATTTGTTTCAGTTTTTTATTTTAGTTTGAATTTGTTAAACAATTTATTCAGGGTTGTCACGAATATATTTACTGGTATAGCATATAGTAGAATTAAGCAAAAATTAAACGGCTTATCTCCAGTTCAGTTTAGGAAATAAGCCGCTTAAAAAAGCTTGATTTTTTTGCACTGCAGTTCGAGTCCTGTATGGTCCATAAAAATACGTTGTATGAAAAGTCAATTCTTTTTAGATATTTTTGACTTCCTAATTTAATATACTGCGGAAAGTATCTGAGAATTTATTTAACACATTTTTTATTTACTAAAGAAAGTAAAGATCAGAGCTGTGCAAATAGAAATGATTAAAAACATCCCAATATCATCATCTAATGTTTCAAAAACTTCAACAGGTTTCATAAAATGTTTAATTATTTTTTTCATTGTATTCACCTCAAAAAGAGAATAGAATGAAATATTCTACTTATCCATTGATATATCTAACGATTGACTTACAAAATTGAAACAAAAGCCTGAAAGTCAGTTGGTGTGCTTATTATTATAATACAAAAAAGACCTCCATTCTTTTAAGAATAAGGTCTTTTTTCTTAGTCGACTTGTAGGCAAACTATTTCAGTTAGCCGTATTCTAAACTCAATAAAATGTCATATACTCATACGTGTATTTTTACCACAAAATTTACCACAGATTTGCGGTATTATTTACATATCTTAGATTATCAAAAATGACAAAACAGCTATTTAATGCGTATTATATGATATTTTTGTTCCTTAAATTGTTCCGGAATTTCAGATGGGGAGTGGCAAATATACGAAGAAAATTAACTATTTATAGCGGTTTTATTTTATTAGAGAGTCTCGTTAGTTTTAGTATTGTATGTGTGATAGCAGGGATATTCTCCCTGACTATTACACAATTAATTCAGCAAAATTATCAACGGGAGCAAGAATTAACGCGCACTCGTCTAGGATACGAAGCAATTTTATTTTTAGAGCAGACGGGTGACTTACGTTTCAAAGAGCGGATATATCAAGGAGAAACTTACCGATTTTCTTTGATGGAGAACGAGGGAAGAAGGATACTAAAAGTGACAGATTCAAGAGGAGCGATTTTGATTGGTCAATAA